CTGATAACGGTACATTCACCTTCAAACTACTTAAGACTCTTATATAGAGTCTTTTTTTATGCCTATATGTCACTACCTTTGCATAATATCAAATATGACAGAAAATGACAGATACTAAAGTAAGAAAGCGAGAACCAGTATCAACGTCCTTTAAACCAGGTCACAAAGGACTAAAGGCAAAGGGTACTAAGCACCACAAAACAAAGGTACTTGAAAAAGTAGGACTAAGTAGTTGGGAGAAGTTCGGTGAATGGCTAACTACGAAAGGAGTGGAGGATTATATGGAAGCTATGGAACAGTTAGGACCACGTGATAAGATAGTCGCATTTAATGCAATCATCGAATACTACAAACCAAAGCTAACAAGGTCGCAGGTAGACGTTAACGCAAACGTAGTGATAGAGAATATCTCATTTGAATAAAGGTATTAATATACCTATATAATAATACTACTGTAACCCCTTATAGGATTAAGAATATTATATTTTAAACTACCTTAAACATAGTGATGGCATAGGTTGGGGTAGGGTAGGGGACTTTACAAACAGGACGTTAAACGTTTCTATTTAACATAATAATTATTATGGGACGGATTACGTAGGCAAAAGTTCAACGTAAAAAGAAAAAGAGGGTGGGGGTATCCCCCTATCCCACTTTTTGTGCTAAATTTTGAACATATATAAATAAATGTAATATGTATACCATACCATAGAGACTTCGTAAGATAAATTGCCTCATAACATAACTGCATAAAATTGTAATAAATTAATTACATTTGCAATATGGACGTAATAGTTAAGAGAACTCCCAAGTTTGCACCTTTGTATGAGTTACCTGAAGATACCGAGATAGTAGTTTGTATCGGTGGTCGTGGTGGCGGTAAGACGTATGAAGTGTCCAAGTTTATAGCCTATTCAGCAGCCATCAAGGGTAAGCGTTGTCAAGTGTTGCGTGATGAGAAGGAAGGTATCAAGGAGAGTATCTTAAACGAGGTGCTACTTAGGTGGGATACGGCTAACAAGCAGTCGGTGTTGGATAAGCAGTTCTCAAGGTTGGAGAATGGTATCAAGAACAACAAGACTGGCGAGATGGCGGTGTTCACTAAGGGGTTCAGGGCGAGTACGTTGGATAAGAAGGCGAATATGAAGTCGGTGTCGAACGTAGACATAGCTTGTATAGAGGAAGGTGAAGATATAAGAGATGAGGATAAGTTCAATACGTTCAGCGACAGTATCAGGAAGCGAGGGTCGTACATCATCTTCATTATGAACACACCTGACATCTACCATTGGATCGTGCGAAGGTACTTCAACGCTATACCTATCACCGAAGAGGATGAACCTCAGTTGACGGATACGGAACGGAGTGGGTACTTCAAGCTCGTGCCGAAGGATGTACACGGATTGGTAACGATACAATGTAACTACAAGGATAATACGTTCCTACCTGATAAGACCGTTCGGCAGTATGAAGCGTATGGTGACCCTGACTCGCACTTGTATAACCTACATCACTACTTGACGAGTATCAAGGGTTACTCTACGACAGGCTTGAAGGGGCAGATATTCAAGAACTACGACATCATCCCACCTGAAGAGTTCTTGGAGTTGGACTATGCGGAGTGCTATGGGCAAGACTTCGGTACGGCAAGTCCTGCTGCAACCGTGTGGATGAAGGTGAAGGGAGACCACGTTTACCTAAAGGAGTTGAACTACGAGCCACTTGCGTTGGTAGAGTTGGGTAAGAAGCTATCGGACTTGGGTATGTTGGAAGATACACTTATCGTAGCTGACTGTGCCGAGCCTGATACCATCCGTGAGTTGCGGTTCGGTATATCGAAGTACTTGAGTGAGGAAGATAGGGAGAGGTATCCTAACGCATCACTTGGGTTTAGGAATATGAGACCTGCACCTAACAAGAGTATCAAGGGTGGTATAGATAAGCTACTAAGTATGAAGATTCACGTTACGAGTGACTCACCGAACTTGATTGCTGAGTTCTCGCAGTATGTATGGGCGGTAGATAAGGATGGGAAGCCAAGTGGGAAGCCGATTGATGCTCATAACCATTGCTTCGTAGGTAGTACACTCATTACAACACCTTATGGTATGATGCCAATACAAAGTATGGTGCAAGGGGACTTGGTACTTACGAGTAGCGGATGGCATCAAGTTGTGCATAAGTTTGACAATGGACGCAAGGAGGTATGCAAGTATAGTCTTATCTTTGAGGATAAGAGTAAAACAGAGATTATATGCACATACAATCACAAGATAAAGACATCAATAGGATGGATAGAGATTGCATCATTGAAGGAGGGTATGGAACTATACCTTACCAAGTATTTAATGGAAAAACATACTACTTGTACAAGGGAGAAAAGTATTTTTCAAAGGGTTGCTCAAGACTTCATACCGAAGTTTGGAAATTCTTTAATGGCAAAATACCTAAAGGTGATCATATACATCATCTTGATGGCAATCAGCAAAATAATAATATATCCAATTTGGAATGTATTGAAGCGAGTAAGCATTTATCTCAACATATGTCATCAAGGGATAAAGAAGAACTTAGGGCAAGAATGGATTACGCCAGAGAGTTTGCAAACAAATGGCACGGCACAGAAGCAGGACTTGATTTTCATAGAAAAATTGCTAAAATGGCTTGGGATAAAGCAGAGTATAAAAAATACAACTGTCATCAATGCGGTAAAGAATATACTTCAAGAACAGCAGGAATCACAAAATACTGCCATCAAAACTGCAAGGCTCGTGCGCTTAGAGCAAGGAGAAAAATATTTTGATAATGTATACGATTTAATGATTGAAGAAGAACACGAATATTTTGCTAATGGAGTTTTGGTTCATAACTGCATAGATCCGATGAGATATTGCATCAAGGTACACGGATATTGGTTCTAAGGAAGGTTTTGTGTATCTTTGGCAGATGTATACAATAGAAGAGATGCCAAGTGGTGAGATGAAGTGTTACTACGTCAGTAGTGAAGGGGAGCGTGAGGTTAAGGAGTTTGAGTATAATAAGTTAACTAATGAGTTAACTATCGGTAAGTTTGAAAAAGATGAACTATGCACATAGATGAACCAAAGGTAGATGTAATGGCAGGGTTAGTGATATTATCGTTAATACTTGTATGTTTCTATTATATTTTTTCAATATTGTAGAAAAAAGATTTGTTGACGTAAATATTTCGTATATTTGCAAAGAAATGAGACGAACTCATAGAAATTAACCAACCTATATCCGCAAAGTAGCGATGTAAATCAGCCACGAGGAATATAGGTTTAAACGAAAAGGTTGGCTAAGTCTAGTTTGTTAACAAAGATTAGGAGTATAGTACCTTCAATATTTGGAGGTGATTCTGCATTAAAGACAGTTTCAGGATTGTCTCCATTCTATGGAAGATTGGATGAGGGTATAAGACCAGGCGAATTTAGTTTCCCTGACTATATGAACCTTACGGATAACATCTTCAGCGTATCATCCGACCAAGAAATTATTAAAGCCGTTACGGATTGTCCTCAAATTGGTGCAATCTTACATAGCAAGTCTAACGCATACGTTAATGGTATCGTAGAAGTGTTATCTAAGTCAACACGCAACAAGGTTAAGGGTCAAGATAAGCGTTGGCAGACCTTGATGGAACATCCTAATGTATTGCAGAACGGAGAAGCGTTTAGGGCGCAGTTGAAGTTCTACATAATGGCATTCGGTTATTGTCCTGTCTTGCGTGTCATCCCTGAAGGATATGACTTTGGGACTGAGATAAGCGCACTATGGGTACTTCCTCCACACTCAACAGAGATTAAGTTCAAGAAGGGTAATATGATGTATACGGATAACATCTCCAACCTCATTGAATCGGTTACGTTGCGTAAGGATAACGTGAAGTACACCATCAAGAAGGAGGACGTTTACATCTTCACGGATACAACACCTCTAAGAGAAAATAGTTACCTGCCTTGCTCAAGGGTATCATCGTTGCAGTTCCCTATCAACAACATCATCAAGTCATACAAGACGGAAGGTCGTATCATCTCTAAACCATTGGGTATCTTAGCGAATCAAGCAAGAGATACCATCAGTACGTTACCGATTGGTAGCAAGGAACGTAGAGAGTTACATCGTGCGTTCAAGTCTTATGGTACAAGTGATGGACAAGAAGATACTATCATCACAGATGCCACGTTGAAGTGGGAACATATGATGTATCCAGTTAGTGAGTTGCAGATGGTTGAGTTACGAACCGCTAACGCTGCCATCCTATGTGATGGTATGGGTTATCCGTTTGACTTGTTTGGTAAAGATAAGGGTACTACGTTCACTAATGGTGCAAGTGCAGGTAAGACATTGTATCAGAACTTCATCATACCTGAGAGTAAGAATATGGATACTCAGTTTAACGAGTGTTTGTATGGTGACATCAATGGTGTTGAGTATGTGACTTGTTTCGACCACGTTGCAGCGTTACAAGATGACATCAAGGCAAGAGCAGAGGTACGGAAGTTAAACATCGAAGCAGCGACATTGGAGTTCAACTCTAATGGTATTACCTATAACCAATTCTTAGTAAGTATAGGGTATCACGAAGTATCAGAGCCATATAGCGATATGTATGCTTGGCAGATACGACAAGACTATCCTGAGTTCTTTAACAACACAAGCAATGGAACAAGCAACACAACAACGCAAGGTAGCGGAACAGCCACTAACGAAGCAACAGTTACAGGAAATCAAACGTCTAGCGGAACTCAAACTCAAAGCACTCAAGGAGCATAAAACGATATTAAAATGATTAAGTCACACTATTTCCCATCACGCACGTTCACTTCCAAAGAGGAGTTGTTTAAGGCATTGAAGGATTCCGAGATGGACATCATTGAGTTCAAGA